ATCTGCATGGGACAGGTCTAGTTGGACGTTAGACAAGGGGGAGGGTTCCGTTGATCCTGAGTTGTCCAGCTATTCAAGTACTCTCCGGCATCGAGCCCCACTTGTCTGTTCCCAGGATGAACGTGAACCCCGAGATTTCCCCTTATTTGGGGAATGTTATCAATCGGCCGGCGGGAGGGCGCCCCCCCGATCGAAATAGCTTTAGGCGCTACATGTCGGTAGTCCAGACATCGACTACCATTGACGGCATCCCTGACATTGATCGTAAGCGCATATTTTACGAAGTCGGGAGCCATTATGATACCGCCGGCCAGGCGCTAGCTGTTGCTCCGGCAACAGTTCTATCCCTGGAGGCTTCTCATAACAACGGCCCGGCCTTGGCTGAGGAGTTCAAGGGCCTGGCGAAGAAGTATTCAAACTTCTCTGGCCGATTTGATCGGTCTTCTTTGTGTGGGGTCGTTGAGCGTATAGCTCGGGGCCTCGCTGCCTGGTCCTTGTTTGAGGGCGTGACAGGGGCGTCCCTGCAAGCCGGGCAGCCGATCCATCTAACGGCACTAGATGTGTGGACATCGCCTGTCGAGGCCAACCGGGCGCATGTCTTTATTCCCAGGGTCGTGGATACTCAAATAACACCTGAGGTATTCTCGATTCTGGTGTTGGCCATTGCAGGTGAAGGGGGGCGTGTTGCCACTGATCGGGTCCAGGTTGATGCAAATACCAATCAACCCTATGTGCCCGACGTTGACAACGACGCCTTCCCCAGGGCCTGTGTGGATGCCCTCCGTGTTCTCGGTTCTAACTATGCCGAGGGTGGCGCGGGTGACCTTTTTTGTCTGGCATTGACCAAAGGCCTTCATCATGTCCTGACCGTGGTTGGGCACACTGATGAGGGAGGGTTTATGCGATCGGTTTTGCGGCGCGGTTGTTTTGAGCCTCCTTATGGGGCTGTGCATGGTGGGCTACCTACATATATAGGCCTGCCTGCACTATCTTCAATCCAGGCAGTAGCGGTCGGGGGCTATGTAGATAGTTTAGCTCTCATGACCGCCGGTCTGGTGGCGCATTGTGATCCTGGTGTTATTAGGGACGGGGAGTGGTTTCCCTCCATTTTTACCCAGACCACATCTGCGTTGCCTGTGGTGCGTCCGGGTAACCATCAGGCATCAGTGCCGGCGGGCCTAACTCGTTGCCGCAATGCAATTGTGGCGGATTTTGGCAGGTTCGCAGCCCTCTATGTGCCATCTCTCTGCAAGCTGTTTGGTTTTGGAGAGAACTCAGGCATAGCTCAACGGGCTTTATGTGCTTTTGCGGGTGATATACCTGCAGATGAGCGCCATCTGCAGTTTGTGTCGGTGGCGCCGTACTTTTGGGTCGAACCAACTTCATTAATAGACCCGGGTTTTTGTGGCACTATGTGTGAGTCAGAAGGTTTTGGCTCGTACGGTGCAAAAATGAGTTCTACGCTCATGCCGGCATGGGAAGCGTGTTCGCCTCGTACAACCGGGGTTTTGACACATTCCCTTGTCAATGTTAAGATGAGGTCGGCAAGGACATCCGGCTTCATCGCCCATTTCAATGGCCACGCCCAGGACGGGTTGGGGGCCGTGTTCCCGCGCCAGCTTGATCCGGGAGGAATAATCCATCCTGGAAACAACGTGGCCCAGCCTGAGGTGCGTGATCGCCTTGATGCGCAGGTAGACATGGCTGGGTACCTATGGACGCGGGGGCAGTCGCCGTTCCCGGCTCCGGCGGAGTTGGTTAACACAGGTCTGACGATGGGTTTGCTGGTCCGGCACATGTCAGTGGCGGATGATGGCGATATAACAGTGGAACACATGGTTGGTAAAGGAGATTTGCCAATCATGCAGGTCCGCTTTGACATCGGCATTCCTCGTGGTTTGCCAATTGGTGCCAGCAATGCGGGCAATAGTGACGCTCGCCGTGCCAGGACAAGGGCGGCAGTGTCTTTGGATCAGGTCAGGTTGCGAGCACGTGTGTTCGGCACGCCTGACATCGATGACATGCCTGTGATGGCATCAGCTCCGGGCGGGAGCTGGTTGGGGCGTGGTGGTGAGCGCGATGATCGCCATCAGGTCGGCGGTCTTGGCGTGGACCGCATCGCAGCCAGTGATGCGGGGCACTTTAGCACCGCAGCAGACTCGCGTGGGGAACGCTTGTTCCCAACTGTCTTACAGTTGGGTCTTCGAGGGCCCACCCTGCCCAACCGTGGTTCGGGTGGCGGAGGTGGTCCCGGTAGCGTTCCACCAGCAGGTCCGCCTGGGGGTGGGCCGCCTGGTGGCGGAGGCGGCGGCGCCGGCGGCGGCGGTGGACCATCAGGTGGTGGGGGTTCTGGGACAAGTGTTCCCAGGGCCCCTCCTGCTCCTGGGAGTGGTTCACAAGTTTCAGTAGTGCGTGGACCTTCTCCCTGGGGGCGGGGTAGTCCTGCGGCCTCAGGGCCTGGGATTGAGTCGGCAGATGGAGCAGTAATGAGCTCTGTCTGGGCGGATAGTGCTCGGGATGATGCCGAGCGCCTCCGCTTCGGTTCGATCAGCCCGGTGGCTCCTAGCTTAGGGGCCATAGTGGGAGGGGCGATGCAAGCTGGGCGCCCCTTATCAACCCTTGGGAAAGCACCAGCTTTTGATGAAGCCGGCGACGACGTGCCAAGCACTGTCGTCGCGGGCGCCTAATGCGTACCCCGGGGGCCTGGCCAACAGAGAGAGCTGAATCATACTCTCTGTTGGGCCAGAATTTGTTGGCCGTTGTGGCCTCATTGGATCCGGAGGTGGATACCCTTCACGTTCGGAGTCTGCTAGATCAAAACTCGTATATAGCGGGCATGTTTCGCAGACGTTTTTCTTTTTTGGAAGTGGCGGCGGTGAGCCTGTTGTGTTGTAAATATCCTATCCAGGTGTGCGGTAACAAGCAGGATGTGTCGGCTTTGGTTGGTCTAGCTTTTTCACCTTTGCCGGCGGTTCTACCTGAGTATGTTAGTGTGAAAGACCAGCTTTTGGTGGACGGCAGCATCATGCGTAAGGCGTTCCCGCTTAAGAAGCACCCCGGGGCTAAAACCAAAGTCAACGTGTATACTGTGGAGGTGCTGGAGGAACTGGCCGCCATGGGGATGCTTCCGCATTTTGCTAATTACATACATGTTTGTGCGGGGCGGGTGTTCGCAGACCAGCTGACAGGTGCACTTATCCATGCATACGGATGTGCTAGCGCGCTGGGTGGCATTTTCAAATCTGTGTCATTCCACGCAATTTTGGAACCGAAGGCTGCTAAGGGGCTGAGCATGAGCATCAAAGCTCTGGGTCTGAATGGCATTCAGGCCGGGGCGATGGTGTGTGAGTGTGATGTTTTGCAGGGTAGAGCCGTTGGTTCGGCCGACCTGGAGGGCGAGGTGGCTATGCGTACATCGGAGTCGGCTGTTTTGGAACATGTTTTGGACGTGGATGAGGACGCACTGCGTCGCGTCATACGTGATATTTTGCAGGAGGAGCTGCCTCGTAGCGACATTCCTGTTTTTGATGACTTGACTCAATTTTGGTTGAGACGTTGGGTCTGGGGTGTCAATGGGTCTCATAACCGTGTACTGGACAATCATAGCCACGGTGAGACCCCTGACATGGCCAAAGTGTGTCCCGGTGTAAGCAGGTACTACCGGCGGATGTTTCTGGAAGCTACGCCGACAGAGGTAATATCCAATTGGGACGGCACAACTTTTGTTACTGCCAGTGAGAAGCTGGAATGTGGGAAGACGCGTGCATTGATGGCGTGTGACACGCGCAGCTATTGTGCCTTCGAGCACATTTTGGGCCCTGTGCAAAAACGATGGGCCAATAAGCGCGTAGTTTTGGACCCCGGGTTTTTCGGCCAGCTGGGGATGGCTCGCAAGGTTTTGGCTTGCCGGTCTGCAGGCGGTGTGAACGTTATGATGGATTATGACAGCTTCAATGAACATCATACCAACAAATCGCAGGCCATCCTTTTTGACGAACTCGCCAAGTGGTGCAACTACCCAGCCCACTTGGCGTCCACACTGGTGGCCTCTTTTGACAGACAGTTTGCCTATTTGAAAGGCAAATTGTTTGGTAGGGTCACTGGTACTTTGATGAGTGGGCATCGGGGCACCAGTTTCATCAACAGTGTTTTGAACGCAGCGTATATCAGGTTAGCTATAGGTGAGGGGGCTTATCGGAAGGTTCAGGCATTGCATGTTGGTGACGATGTGTATATGGCTGTGCCTAGTCTTAATGATGCTTCTGCGATTTTGGACAAGTGCCGGGACTTCGGCTGTAGGATGAATCCGAGCAAGCAGAGCATAGGTTTTGAAAGCGCAGAGTTTTTGCGGGTGGCCATAACTAGCCGTGGTGCTTGGGGCTATCTAGCCAGGGGCGTGGCATCGGCCGTGGCAGGCAACTGGGTCAATGAGTCAAAATTGGAGCCCCGGGAAGCTTTGAGTAACGGCATTGCTACAGCTAGAACTCTGATCAATCGGTCGGGGGGATGCGTCGGGATGGCGCAGATTTTGCATAGGAGCTACGCCCGCATGGCTAGGATTTCAAGGTCCCTGGCCCACAAACTATTAAGCGGGGTGGTTGCCTTGGAGGGCGGTCCTGTCTGGGCCAGCTGTGGGTCTGTTATCACCTACAATCTGGTCGAGGATATGGACAAAGGACCTGTTTTTAGTCTGGTGCGGCAGAGGGGATGGCCGCTAGCAGCAACAGCTGACTATTTATCGGCAGGATGTAGCACCTTGGAGCGGTTGGTTTTGGAGCGGACAGGGTATAGTGTTCTATCGGCCATGGCAGACTCTTCTTACAAGAAGGCTCTGTTGGGCGTTGACACCGTGCACTCCCGAATCAAGCTGACTCGAAACAAAGGCACTATTCCTGTTGGTGCTGAATCGGCGTTGAAGCTATTATTCAAGCCACGCGTGGCAGGCGTGCTTGAAGGCTACCCCATTTTGCACATCATACGAAAACAGTTGTCAAAGCACCAGTTGATGGAGGCTGTGGCAGATGCGGGAGGCGACCCTCATGCATCAGACCTCGACACTGTGGCTTGGGGGGCGGAAGGGCATACTGTGGTGGTGGACGGGACACTACCTTATGCCGATGCATCCATGCTTGCTTCACGTACAGCAGCAGGGGTGATACATTGCAATTATCCCGTCAATGTTTAGGTCAGCATGTGACCATGAGACTGTGCCTAACGATCTAGGACATAGTCGACTATATGAATAAGCTGC